AACCCACCTCCGAAGCCTTCGACTCCCAGCTGAAGTGCCTCCAGGAGCTGGAGAACCAGATCAGCCGCCTGGGCATCAACACATTGACGCAGGCCAACCTGACGAATGCGGCCGCCGAGGCCCGCCGCATCGACCGGATCGATAGCGACTCGATCATGGCGGTAATTAGCGGCGACCTAGAGCGCAGCATCAGCCAAATCTTCGAGCTGGCGGCGGACTACGTGGGCATCGAGCCCCCGACGGTGACGATCTCCCGCGACTACGACAACCGTCTCGTCACCGGCAACGACATCACGGCGTACCTGCAGCTGTTCATGCAGAACGCGATCAGCCAGCAGACGCTGCTGAAGATCCTGCAGGACGGCGAAGTGCTGCCGGTGACGGTGGATCTGGACGAGGAGCTGAGCCTGACCACCGAACGCCTGCAGGAGCAGCAGGCGCTGGAGCGGCTCGCCACCGGCGGCGTCGACATGGCGTTCCAAGCCCCCAGCCCCAGCGACAACGCGGGCCAGGGCGAAGCCCTGAGCAGCCAGACGCTGCCCACACCACTGCGCCCCGGCCGCAATGCCGGTTAGCGCTTTGCGCTAACCAATCGCCTCTGATGACGCCATGACGCAACGCCGCCACCCCACCTGGAGCGAGGTCCGCGACAAGTACCTCAGCGACCCTGAGGTAGCCGCGGCCGCCGAGGAACTGCACCACCTATTGGTGGAGCGCCCCAGACCCGTGGCCGTGATTTCCGGCCACGAAAAGTTGCCGGAGGCACTGTGACGGAAGACGAGTTCCTGCGCGAGCTGGCGGTTGCGATCACCCGCCAAGAGGACATCACCAATGCCGCCGCCCGCGATGTGTTGTACGAGCTGGCGCTCCGCATCTACGCGTTGTTGCTGCGCGACCTCCCCGGCACCCGCTTTGAGCGCTACCTGCGCTGGCCCGAGCTACGCCGCCAGATCATGGTGTGGCTGATGGAGGCCAACGACCTCCTACGCGAGTCGCTGTTCTCCCGCCTAATCGCCACCGAGACGCTGATCCTGCCCCCAATCCAGCGCTACTACCGCCTCCCCGACGGCGCCCTACAGCCGCGCCCCGTAACAGAGGTGCTGGACGCCACCCGCGTTGTAGGCAGCAGCATGGCCCAGCTGTTCACCCCCCGCCCGCCGCGTGGCCTAACGCCCTTCGCGCTCCAGCTCCTCCAGTTGTTGGAGCGCAGCGTGATCGGCACCTTCTTCAACGACCCCACCACAGCTGAGGTGGCGCAAAAGGTAGTGGGCACCCGCACCAGCGCCGGCCGCGACTTCCCTGTAGTCACCAAGGGCACGGTCGCCAATGCCTGGGCAGAGCGGTACCGCTCAATCAGCGCCGCGGCGCTGTGGGCAACCGTGACCCCAGCCCAGACGCGAGCCGCTCAAGTATTGGCCGCGGCCACAAACCAGCCAATACCACCCGACGGCGCCGCGGCCGCGCAGATACGCCAGTGGCGCTGGAACGCGGTGCTGGACCCCCGCACCTGTCCCGTGTGCCGCCCGCTCCACAACACCGTGGCACCGACGCCCCAGGCGTTCCCTGGCGGCCCACCCCCTCTCCACCCTTCTTGCCGGTGCATTGTGCTACCGGAGTTTGTGTAATTCACCCGCGCCAAATCGCCCGCGTAGCGGGCGGCAAGCTCGGGTGTAGTTCCAACCGTTTGCATGACTGAAACAGTCATGGGTGTTCCTCCCGTGGAGGACGCGGTTGAGTCCGTGACTCAGCCACCCGAAGCGACCCCCACCAGCCTCGACGACGCTTCTGCGCTTCGCCGCAAGCTTGAGCTTGTCCAGCAGGACAACTTAAGCAAGGGCGATGCGAACCGCCGGCTCAACGAGCGTCTTGGCGAACTGGAGAAAATTCTCCGGGACCGCGAGACCGAACTCAAGAGCACCAAGCAACAGGAGCTAGCGCAGAACGGCGAGTTCAAGAAGCTTTGGGAAGAAGCCAACGCCGACAACGCCCGCCTCGTCACCCGCATCAACGAGCTTGAAGCCGCGCTTCAGGCGAAGGACACGGAAGCCGAGACGGAACGCCTGAGGGCCACCACCCTCCAGCAGCTGAGCGCCGCCAGCGCTCTGGCCCCAGAACAGTTGTACGGCCTCCTGCAACCCAAGCTTCGCCCGAGCGATGGCGGCCCGATGGTCATCGTCAACGGCATCGAACAGCCGCTGAACGCGTATCTGACGCAACTGCGCGCCCCCGGCAGTGGTTGGGAGCACCATTTCGCCGCCACCGGCACCCGCGGTATGGGCAGCGCGCCCAGCACCAACGGCATGGGAGGCGTGACGAATCCGTACAAGCGCGAGAGTTACAACCTCACCGAAGCGCTGCGGTTGGAAGCAGAAAATCCCGATCTTGCCCGTGCCCTCAAGGCCGAAGCAGGTCGCGGGTAACTCACGGTAAACCCCGCATTTCTTAGCCATGTCTCTCCAGAACATGGGCGGCACGACCCTCAGCGGTCTTGTCACCCGCCCCGAATTTCTCGCATACGCGAGCGAGCGGATCTTCGAGCAATCGGCGTTCCTGCAAGCCGGCGTTGTGCAGCGCAACGCTGCGCTCGACGCCCGTGCCGGCGGCACCCGCGTGCGCGTCCCGTTCTTCGACCCGATCAACCCGACTGAGGAGCAAATCACCTCAGCCAACAACTGGGGCACCAGCGGCGCCGGCTATCTGACATCCCAGTCAGTGACTGCCGACGAGCAGATCATGACGATCCTGCATCGCGGCTTCCAGTACGCCACCGACGACCTTTCGGCCCTCGGCACCGGCGCTGATCCCCTCGGCCATGTCGCCAACCAACTGGCGGCTGCCATTGCCAAGAAGAAGACCGCCACTCTTCTGGCTCAGCTCGGCGGTCTGTTCGGCAACATCAGCGGCAGCGGCGTCATCGGCGCAAACACCTATAACGCCACCGGCACCACCAGTGCCACCGCCAGCAACTATCTGACGGCGGCCAATGTGGTGAAGGCCAAGACCAAGCTGGGTGAGCGCGGCAGCGAGCTGACCGCCATTGCCATGCACAGCAACCTCGCCGCCTATTTGGAGGAGACGGGTTACATGCAGGTGCAGGTGAGCGGTTCCACCGTTTCCGCGGCCTCGGGTCTGCTGGGCACCAGCTACAACACCTTCGCCGGTCTCCGCGTCATCGTGGACGACCAGATCGGTGTGATCAGCGGCGGCACCAGCACCCACCTGAACAAGTACCCCGTGTACCTGTTTGGCGCCGGCGTTGTTGCCGAGGGTGTGCAGCAGGATCTGCGTGTGGAGACGGACCGTAACAAGTCCAGCTTCCAGGATCTGCTGATTGTGGACTACCACTACGGTTACCACGTAGCCGGCACGAAGTGGGCCGCCGCGGGCGACAACCCGACCAACGAGACCAGCACCGGCAACTTGGGGGCCACCGCCTCCTACGGCCTGGCCTACACCAACGTCAAGAATGTGCCGTTGGTGCGGATGCTCGTCAACACGCCCTACGACAGCGGCACCTACGCTTGAGTTGCGAATCACTCCGGCCCCCGCCACAAGCGGGGGCTTTTTCATGCCTCACTCAGCCGCGAGCCGGCGCTCTTCATGCCGCTCAAAGTGCGCCACGGTGTCCACCGTCATCTTGTAGCTCTGCACCATCACCTGATTGACGAGGAGATAGGGCAACTCCAGCGCCTCAGCGATTTCAGGCACGGTGCGACCCTCTTCGCGCATCGCCCGAATTTGCGGCACCAGCGCCGCCCACTCCCGCTTCCCGCCAGCGTCTGGCGCCGCAGCCTTCGCCGCCTTCTTCCGCACCGGCTTAGGCGCCTCCTGCACCACCTCGTTGACGATTTCGGGGGTGTTTTCAGTCATCGCGGCGGTAGAGGCACTACCCGAAGTTGCCCCCGCACCGGAAATCTCGGGAAAACGCCATGGCCAAGCCCAAAGCCACCACCCGCACCGAGCATGTGGCGGGGCCCCCTAAGACGACAAGGGACGGCTATGGCCAGCACTCGCGCCCCCGGCGCCGCGGCAGGAAGCCTTTGCGTGGCCAAGGCGCCCCGCGCTGAGGGCCGGAAACCTCGGGAATAACGCTGTGCCATGCCCGCCCCTGCGATTGTTGCGACTGCCGGCAGCGCCAGCGCCAACAGCTATCTGAGCGTCGCCAGTGCCGACAGCATCGCCAACGGCATGGTCGGCACGTTGGCGTGGAGCACGGCCACCAGCGACGACAAAGCCCGCGCCCTAATCACCGCCACCAACGGCCTTGAGACGTTGAGCTGGAACGGCGAACGCGTCACCACGACGCAAGCGCTGGCCTGGCCGCGCACGGGTGCCGAGTGTGGCGACAAGGCCCCAGCCGACGACGAGATCCCCCGCGAAATAGAGCTGGCGACCTTTGACCTTGCCAACGCGCTGCTGACGACACCGACGCTGTTGCGCAGCGCCAGCTCTGCCGAAGCACTGGTGCCGGGCGTCCCGAACCGCGACCTCAAGCGGCTGAAGCTCGACGTCATGGAGCTGGAGTGGAACACCAACATCGGCAACTCCACGACCGAGGCATCCACGCCCCTGACGGTGCTCCCGCACCTCGCCACGATCCTGGGCTGCCTCTGCACCAGCACCACCCGCGGCGGGCTAGGTGGCGTCTGCGCGCTGCAACGCAGTTAGGTACGCACCTAGCCGCTACCATAGGTAGTGGATGGCAAACTGCACACCCACTACAGGTAGCGTTCAACCGGTACGGCGTCGCCCCCGCACCGGTTACCTAGCCACGCCACTGAGTCCCGAGGAGCAGCGCCGCACAGCGCGGATGTACCGCGAGCATCAGGGGCTGCTGCGCCTGCTGGGCCGCAAGTTGTGCCGGAAGTACCCCTTCGTTGACGCCGCGGACGTTTTCAGCTGCATCGACCAGGCGTTTGTGAAAACTTGCCGCGCCTGGGACCCTGCTCGCGGCACCTTCTCCACGCTGCTGACGGTGTTTGCCGAGGGCGACGTATTGCACTTCATCCGCGACGGCAACTGGACGGTAAAAGCCCCCGGCGCTGTACGCCGGATCGGTCAACTCGCCCGCAAGATGCTGGATCGCGGCCACGACACCCCCGCCATCTGCGCGGAGCTTGGCATCAGTGCCGAGCAGCTGAAGTTAGCAATGGTGGCCACCAGCCCCACGGACCACGACATCCGCGGCTTCGACCTGCACGTATGCCCCCGCCCCACGCCTTGGGACGTACTGGAAGCCGAGGAAGCCAGCTAAGGGAAACCTAGCGCTAGATCCCACCTGCGCTTACTGTCGCCATGGCCACCGGTGCCTTCTTCAACGCACTCAACTATCGCTTTTACGTAAAAGCGGGCACCACTGCCAGTGCGATTCCAACCGCCAGCACCACCATGACTGAGGTGCTGAGCCTGACCAATGCCGGCATCCAAGGCAGCTCGGACACCACGGACGTCATCGACTACGGCAGCCCCCAAGGTTACAAGGCGTCGTTGGTTACGGGCCAGAGCTACAGCATCCCGATGAGCATGAACCTGGATCTCAACGATGCCGGCTATGCCATCCTCAAGCAGGCCAGCATGGATGCCGCCACTGGCGTCACCGTGCAGTGGTACCGCGAATCCCCCGAGATGAGCGCTACCGGCAGCCCCGAAAAGCACGCCGGCGTGGCCTTTGTCACCGACTTCTCTGAGGATATCCAAGCCGGCAACGTGGCTACGGTGAGCTTCACCCTGAGCGGCTACGGCGCCTACACCTGGACCGCCGAGACGAACGTTTGATCGGGCTAGCGCCAGCACTGGTGGGAGCTTTGCTGGCGCTCCTGCTTCACTCAGCGGCGCTGGGCCAACTGGTTCCAGCGCCTAACCAAAAATGGCAAGAACGGCCGTTCCCCTTCGGGCCGGAGCTGCACATACGTTTTTTGGATCCAATCCCGCGATGGTGCAACGTAGTTAGCACGCACCGTGCCGATCAGATACCCCCCAGCACGTACAGCCTCTGCGTATGGGGCCATCCACTGAATCTGGAGCTTGCTTACGCTTCCCGCTGAGGACACCTGCGGGGGTGTCGCGGAGTTCATCAATGTGCCAGTGTCCACGATGTCGCGGGGCGATGTTACCTGCTGGCCGTTTTTGCGATAGGTGATGATTCGAGTGCCATCGCTGCGAGTGCGCGGCCATTCGTACTGGATCTTGGCCAGCTCCTGCTCGGACTGAAACGCCACTTGAGGCCCAAACTCCTCCAAGATCTGCGGCACCCGCGCCAGCAGGCGATCCGCGTTCCACTGCGTAATGCGTAGCTGCGCCATCAGCGCTGACCGCGAGCCACCAGACGGATGCGATCACCCAACGCCGTCTGCAACGTCGCGCCAATGATGCCGGTGCTGCCGTACGCCATCCTCAGCTCTAGCACCTCGCAGTCGACGGCACCCTCCCCTGCAAACGTGAGCACTCCAGAGGTGCCGACCACAACCCCAGCCGGCACTACCTGCGGGTCCACGGCGTACCCCTCATACACGGTGTCCACAACATCCACGCCTGGGTAGGGGGTGTACGCCAGCTTTTCGGCGCGTAGGAAGAGGCTGAGGGTGGTGGTGCTGGTGACGGCAGCGACGTTGCCGGTGGTGGGGTCGGTGGTGACTCCAGCCGCGGCCACC